GTAGGTTTTTCAGTAGAAGCTATTGATGTAAATAAACTACCATATATTAACGATCACTTTGAAGTATCAGAGAGATTAATTAGAGTAGAAGATTCTAAAGAAGGTTGGGCTAAAGCTTTACGTAAGCATATAGCAGACTTATACTTAGGTAGAGTACATTACTTTGATTACTCAGATGTAAGACCTGCAGGCGCTAAACTAAAAACAATGGGTGGCAGAGCTTCAGGTCCAGAGCCGTTAAAAGAACTTATAGATTTTACAACCGCTTTATTTAAGAGAGCTGGTGGACGTAAACTAACCCCATTAGAATGTCACGATCTTATGTGTAAGATAGGTGAGATTGTAGTAGTAGGTGGTGTACGTAGGTCTGCCATGATATCCTTAAGTGATTTAGGTGACCACACTATGCAGGGCGCTAAGTCAGGTGCATGGTGGGAAAACAATGCTCAACGGGCATTAGCTAACAACTCAGCAGTATACTTACAAAAGCCAGATGGCTTAACATTTATGAAAGAGTGGACTGCTCTTATTGAATCTAACTCAGGTGAACGAGGAATATACTCTCGTTATGGTGCTCAAGCAACTGCTCCTGAACGTAGAGATTCTGATAAAATTCATGGAACTAACCCTTGTGCAGAGATAGCACTTAGGTCTAATCAGTTCTGTAACTTAACAGAAGTAGTACTTCGTAGTGAAGATACTCTTAAAACAATTAAAGAAAAAGTAGAGTGTGCAACGATTCTAGGCACATTACAATCTACATTAATTAACTTCCCTTATTTACGTAAAGTATGGAATTCAAATACAGAAGAAGAACGTCTACTAGGTGTATCTTTAACTGGTGTATGTGATTGTCCAGTACTATTTAATGCTAAAGAAAAAGATATACAGGAACTACGTGATTACGCTATTAAAGTAAACGTAGAGTGGGCTAAACGCCTTAACATACCTGCATCTACTTCTATAACAACGATTAAGCCTTCGGGTACTGTTAGTCAACTTGTAAACAGTTCATCAGGAATACATGGTCGCTTTGCACCATACTATATCCGTACTGTACGAGGAGACAATAAGGACCCATTGACTGACTTTATGAAGCAGACAGGTGTGCCGAGTGAACCCTGTGCAATGAAGCCTGACAGTACCACTGTGTTTTCTTTTCCTATCGAAAGCCCTAAAGGTTCTGTGATGGCTAATGAGTTGAGTGCTATCGAGCAATTAAAACTATGGTTGAAGTTAAAACAGAACTGGGCAGAACATTCTGTGTCTATTACGGTATATGTTAAAGACACTGAGTGGTTAGATGTAGGTGCCTGGGTATATAAGAACTTTGACCAAATAACAGGTGTGTCGTTCTTACCTTATACTGAGCACTCGTATCAGCAAGCTCCGTACCAGCCTGTTTCGGAAAAAGAATATAATGAATCACTCGCACAATTTCCATCGTCAATCAACTGGAATGAACTCTCGGTTTATGAGCAGGAAGACAATACTGAAGGGGCACAAACGCTTGCATGTACTGCAGGGGGTTGTGAAATCTAATGGAAAGTTACTCGCTGATGGCAGTAATGACTCTATTAGACCTCGCCCTTGGAAAAGAAAGAGAAGAGTAAATGCTAGACTACGAGCCTTCAGATTACGTTGTGCTCGTAGAAAATTCAAACAGATAGGAATTAATATAGAGGAATAATAAATGCCAACAATACCATTACAAAATTTGGGTATCAAAGGCTTGAATACAGATACGCCACCACAGGCATTATCTCCTGAAAATTTTTCAGAGGGTCTCAATATGAGATCCTTTGATGGTTCTCTTCAAGGTGTTCCAGCTTTTCCTACAGCGTTTGATACTAATACTACAGGGACTACTGCTAGAGACGTATTAGCAGTTACTCAATGGACCCCTGTTGGTTCTAATCAATTTAATTTAGCTTATTTATATGATGATTCTGGTACAATTAAATTTCAAGTAGCACAAGATGTTACTACATCATTAGGTAGTTTGTCTGGAGTTACTGCTACTACTAACTTAGATGAAAATGCTAGGTTCGGTATAGATTTATTTGCTTTCAATGGTTTACTTATTAGTAATGATGGTATTAACCAACCTATACTTATAAGAAATACAGGTACAGAAGCGTCACCTACTTATGTTGCTCAATTTTTAGTTAATTGGTTTTCAGGTACTGATGAAACAACACAAGCTGTTGTTGCAGACAGAGTTACTGCGCAAAGCATGGCGCAATATAATAATAGATTAATTGCATTAAACTTAAGTGGACAATATTTAAACAATGAAAATTTAGGTAATGCATCATTAGCTTGGTCTACACCTATAACAGATATTAATACTCTTGACGGTGTTACTTGGAGATACGCTTCTACTAACACAGCAGGCGATGATATACTTACTGAAACAGTAGGAGAACTACTGGATGCAGCTCAATTAGGTCCTTATCTTATTGTTTATAAAGATGATTCTGTATATAGATATCAAGATACAGGTGCACCTCTTTATTTAACAAGTGAGCTTTTATTTGATGATGATGGATTATATAGTCCTGGTTGTTTTGAAGATATAGGTGGAGGTAGACATTTTGTTTTAGGTAACTACGGTATATACATACATGATGGTGGACCTAACAAACAAGATATATCTCAAGGTAGAATACAAAAAGATATCTATGATACAGTAAATCCTGCACACAGAGATAGGACTTTTACTTTCAGAAACACTAGAGACAAGGAAGTATGGGTGTGTTATAGTGCTTTAAAAGAACACGATGGCACAAACCGTAGTGGTACAGGTTGTAATTTTGCTTATGTATATAATTATTCTAGTGACACTTGGTATAAAAGAACTATTAATAATCTTAAAGGTATAACTGAAGGAGAAATTAATGGTCAGCTTTATATTTACGGTTTTGGAACTGGAGGTATATTTTTACTAGGTAATACTTTAGTTACAGATGGTTATGCTAGATTTTTAAAACAAGACTTGGGTAATCCTCATGTAACTAAAAATATTACGGCAGTATACCCAATGAGCGAATCGTTGTTTAATACTACTGCCATTGCGGTAAACAACTTAAATAGCACTTTAGT